CTTTTATACATCATGATTTTGCGAAGCTAGAAAGGGATACAGCTGCTGATGGGCGTCGAGTTTATAAGACGCCAGAAGGTAAGCTGTATCCTTCAGTCACTTCTGTAACTGGAATTACAAGCACATTCAACAAGAGTGCTTGGATTCAACGTGTTGGAGTTGATGAAGCTAATCGTATCACACAACGCGCACTTGACCGTGGAACTCGCGTTCACTCTCTTTGCGAAAATTATCTTTTAGGTAATGAGCTTCAGGTTGACATGTTTGATGTTGAGATGTGGACTTCTATGCGCAAGCTAGTTGACCGAATTGACAACATTCACTGCCTAGAAACTCCACTCTATTCAGACTTTTTACAAACTGCTGGTACAGTTGACTGTATTGGTGAGTTTGATGGTAAGTTATCAATCATTGACTTCAAGACTTCTTCTAGAGTTAAAGAACGAGATGACATTCATAACTACTTTGAGCAGACTGCAGCCTATGCTGTTATGTTTGAAGAACGTACTGGTATTCCTATTGGTCGATTGGTCATTCTTATGGCTATTGATGATGATGAACCACGTGTATTCGTTGAGAAGCGTGATGGGTGGATCGCTGGTTTCCGTAGATCTAGAATGATGTACCGTCAGAAGTATGGAATATAAAAAGAATGAGTTTTGGGTCACTCCAGTTTGGGAAATTGAGACTGGTCTAACACCAGAATACAATGCTCGATTATTATATGACCTCAAGACCTTTGGTAAGAAGTCTTACAATATCTGGAACGAGAATATTCAAACACTAGATCCTCTAAGAAGTAAAATCTTAGAGGCTTTAGAACATACTGTTAAAGATTACTTCCCTTCCTATTACCCATACAATCCAGTTATCTACAATGGATGGGTTCAATCACATAAACGTGGAGAAATGCTGCACGTTCATGATCATGGTGGGACTATTATTGCTTGTGTTTATTATGTTAAGGCTCCAGAGAACAGTGGAGACCTTCTTTTGATAGACCCTCGTGGTGGCGTTAACTGGGATTGGGAATCTAGTGATGGTTTTGATGGCGCTAAGTATAAACGTGTTAAACCGAAAGAAGGTAAATTGGTCATTTTCCCAGGTTATGTTCTTCATGCAGTAGATCCTAATAATTCTATGGAAGAACGGGTCAGTATCGCAGCCAATATACACAACCATATAAATAATTGAGATATAGACTAAAAAGAGGTCAAAATGACAACACCTTCAAACGGACAAATTGCAATTAGTGATCTTATCGCCAATCAAGGAAGTATGGGATATGCGAATAACCTGAGTTGGTTATCGCAAAATACTAAAGACGGAGTCGCTAACCTTAACTCGGCTCATAATAGAGCACCTGTTAAACGTAACGTCGACGGTAACTGTAATAATGGTAACTGTACTGTCTCTGATTGTAACTGTGGTAATATTAACTGTCCAAACTGCTTAAACTGTAACGCTATTGATTGCGCAAACTGCGATACTAGAGAATGGTTGCAATCAGATTGTAACTGCGCTTGTACATATAACTGTACTCAAAACACCCGTTCGTATAACTGTAACTGTGACTGCTTAGTCTGCGCATGCGCTTGCTGGTAATCTGAAGGAATATTATGATTTTTGAAATTTTATCATCACACCCTACTCAGGGTAACAAAACATTTTATTATGACAATGAACTCAACGTTCTAAAGGACGCTGACGGTTATGTTTTTGAATATTCTGAAATTCAAAAACCACCTATGATTGAAACTAGACCATTCTCAAAAGATGACCCTTTGAGAAAATCTAAGGACGTTCATATTATTAAGATTCAACTCGGTCTTTCATGTAACTACACTTGCGATTATTGTTCGCAACGTTTCGTTGAGCGGCCACCAGAAACTTCTAAGAAAGATATCGAAGCCTTCTTACAGAAGCTAGATGTTCTTAATATCACTGAGGAACATGGCATTAAATTTGAGTTCTGGGGTGGTGAGCCGTTAGTTTACTGGAAAACGTTGAAGCCTCTAACCGAAGCCATCCGTGAGAAGTTCTCGCACTGGAAGACAAACTCGCCTAAGTTTAGTATGGTTACTAATGGTTCTCTTTTGACAAGAGAAATTTGTTCATGGTTGTATTTCATGAACTTTAACATTGGTATCAGCCACGATGGTCCTGGTCAACATGTCCGTGGTCCAGACCCATTTGATGATCCAGAGAAGAAGGAAATCATTCTAGAGTTTTATAATATCATGCACGAACAGAATCGTATCAGTTTTAACTGTATGATGAACCGTAGAAATACTAGCCGTGAAGCTGTGCGTGATTGGTTTGTTAAACTCACTGGTAAAGAAGATGTTCGTATTGGTGAGGGTAATTTTGTGGATGCATATGATGATGCGGCTATCGAGAACTCGCTACAAACATATGAAGAGCACTTCGCATATCGTCGTCAAGCATTCCAAGAATTGATCAACAACGGTGCCAGCTTAAACTTTGGTAATACCCTATCAAAAGTTGATATGTTCACTAAAGAACTTCTAACACACGTTGAGTCTAAGTATAATGGACAGAAATGTGGTATGGATGATGAACGTACTATCGCCATTGATTTAAAAGGTAACGTTGTAACTTGCCAAAACGTTTCTATTATGGAAACAAGTAAGAATGGTGAATCACATCTTGGCGGAAACCTTGACGATTATGATAACGTTTCGATTAAGTCCGCAACTCACTGGAAAAATCGCCCGACATGCGTAGCGTGCCCTGTGTTGCAGTTATGTCGCGGTTCATGTATGTATCTTGATGGTAAATATTGGGATGTTACATGTGATAGCGCATACTCAGATAACGTTTCGTTGTTTGCTGTGGCAATTACTAGAATTACAAATGGTTATGTGCCATATGCGATCTCTTCTAAAGACTTGCCAGCAGACCGTCAAGATATCTGGGGTACTATTTTGAAGCATGAAGAAAAACCTAAAAAGAAAACTATTCCGATCAAAGTTGTTGCTGAAGTAATTGGTAAGATTGATGACGTTGAAGTCTACGGAAAAACTCGTTTGGAGAAATAAATGGAATTAACTTTACATGATCAAGTGGAAGCACTAAAGCAAATTGAAAATGTGACGCTTGTTTATTGTAATGAACCTGACTTTGATGTAAGAACTCAAGTTGGCGATGATCCAGCAATCGCGTTCAATATTGAGCGTGGTAATAAACTTATCACGCTCGTTGTCCCAGACTCATATTGGAAATCTGTACCATTCACCCCTGAAGCTGCTGCACATATTTCTGGGTGGTTTAATTTTATGGATGCACAAGATATTAAAACACAAACGTTTTGGTATCGAGTTTCTGAAGACTGCTTTATTAGATTGAAGGGTACTTTGAAACTTAACTACGAAGACCTTCCGGAGAATGCTAAGAAGTTGGTTGAGGTTTATTCTTCAGTTGATCATGTAACTGGTGTTAAAGTCCGTAAGATTTTTGACTATCAAATGTCAAGCGAATTACGCTGCACTGAAGCATTACAGTTCTATTGCATGATTGATATTAGATCTTATCAGAGTGAATACCATATCAATATGTACTGCCCGAAGAACATTTGGGATAATCCAGATGAGTTTGAAAATCAAAAGGCTCGTTTGACTGAGCAAGTTGAAGATAGGTTAGAACAAGAAAAACGTTTATTCGGATAATTATGTTTAGATTTGTTATTATTGGCGGTGGCACTGCAGGGTGGCTCACCGCTTTGACCATTAAGAAGTATATTCCTTATGGAGATGTTACAGTCATTGCTTCTTCTGATATCGGTATCCTTGGCGCAGGGGAAGGTGTTACCCCGCACTTTAATGAGTTGATGAGTGACCTTGATATTCCTATGCAGGGAATATTCGATAATGCTAAAGCAACGGTCAAAGCTGGTATAAAATTTACAAACTGGAATGGTGATAATACTGATTACTTTCATCCATTCTGGGATAATAAAACGGCTGTACACTTCGATGCTGCTTTGCTAGCAAAACATCTTCAAGGAATTGCCATCAACCGTGGTGTTAGACATATTGATGATATTGTAACTAATATCAATTGTAAATCTAATGGCGATATTGAATCATTTAAGTTACAAATGGGATATGATGTTCCAGCTAACTTCGTATTCGATTGTTCTGGATTACATCGCCTGATTATAGGCAAGCACTTTAACGCTGAGTGGAACTCTTACGACCACATGCTACCTTGTAATCGTGCACTTCCGTTCTTTATTCATACTGATGAACAAAAACCAGAATACACTGAATCCATCGCTATGAAGTATGGTTGGGTTTGGAAGATTCCAGTTAATGGTCGTTATGGGTGCGGATATGTGTTCGACAAAAGGTTTGTTTCAGACGAAGAAGCTGTTGCTGAATTAAAAGAAAAGTTTGGTAATGTAACTATACCACGTGCTTTCGAGTTCAAAGCAGGTGCTTACAAAAACACTTGGGTCAATAACTGTATTGCTATTGGTTTATCTGCTGGTTTCACTGAACCATTAGAAGCTACTTCTATTTGGATTCAAATTCTATCTCTACGTCACTATCTACTTCAGCACGATGCCTTCATTGAAGGTGACCCGCATGTAGCAAACTCTTACAATGAATATGTTAGAGAAATAAACACCTACATGGCTGAATTCATTCATTCACATTACCTGTCTAGAAGAAGCGATAGTGAGTTTTGGAAAACGTTTAGAGAAACTAATGAAACACCAACTTACGCTGGACGTGTAATTGACTTATCAAAGAATGGTTTAGAACAGAATCACTTAGACTATGTAAAAATGATACATAGAAGAAAGTATGATTCTCCAGTTGTTACTGACAGTTGGGATGTTATTATTAATGGGGTTCGTTTGAATGGCTAATTGTATTATTTTGTCTGGTGGTACTTGGAGTCCTGATGGATGGTGTTCAGTAAAACGTTCTCTTGGTCCATACCGTCTAACATCAGCTTTAGAAGATCATGGATATACTTCTTTTGTGTTAGATTACGTTGAACATTTCACTACTGATGAGATTATCAAAGTGTTAGATAATCATATCGGTGATGACACCATATGGTTTGGGTTTTCTTCTACATTCTTTTGGTTACAACAAAAGCAATATAATAACGCTAGAACTTCTAATGATGAACTCAATGAAATGTATTATACTGGTTATGAAGAAGTCAAGAAGGTTATCGACTTTGTCAAAAGTAAAGGTGTAAAGATTCTTTATGGTGGATCAAAGGCACCATACTTCTCGTTGAATGATGTTGATTCAAATATTGATTACTACGTCACTGGTAATGCTGATAACTCTATTGTTGATATTACAAATTACCTAGCAGGTAAGGCTGATTCTATCCAGCACTTAAATGATAGAACTGTTGATTCAACCAAATACCAAGAACCTGATGCTAAGAATATTCCAACTCGTTGGTGGAATCATAACATTATGAAGAACGAGGGTTTACCTTTAGAGTTATCTCGCGGTTGTATCTTTAAATGTAAGTTTTGTGATTTCCCATTGACTGGTAAGAAGAAGGGCACATATCTTCGTGACCCTGAACAGATTAAAGATGAGATGATTAAGACATGGGAAGCTCATGGTACTGATTCATATTTCTTTACTGATGACACGTTCAATGATGATAATGATAAGCTAGAAGCACTACATAAAGTCTTTACCAGTCTACCATTTAAACCAAAATTCGCGTCATACCTTCGTGTTGATTTGATTAACAAGTACCCACATCAAGCCGACTTGCTTGCAGATATGGGTTTAGTTGGAACGTTCTTTGGCTTAGAAACGCTACAACCAGATTCAGCTAAAGCAATTGGCAAAGGTCTACACCCAAACAAGGTTAAGGATCGTTTATATTGGTTAAGAGAACAATGGGAAAATAAAGTAAACATTGAAGCTGGATTTATCTTAGGTTTGCCATATGATAGCCTATCTTACTTTAATGATTTGTTAATGTGGTCGTTGGAGAAGGATAATCCAATTCAACACATTAACTTTTACCCGTTAATGTTGTTCCATTATAAGGATCATAAAGAACTCCAGCGTTATTCTTCTGAATTTGCACTGAACCCTGAGATCTATGGATACACTTTTGATAACAGTATTTGTAATTGGGATCTAAAATCTCAAAAACTCAACTACAATATGTGTTTAGATATTTCTAAGAAGTTTAGTGATTTAAGAAACCCTATGAATAAGATTGCTGGGTTCTATACGATTACAAGTTTGAATACTGGCGTTTCAATGGATGATATTTACACATTAACGCAAAAACAAATCAGAGAGAAATATAACATCCCTGAGATGAATGTGTCTAGAGTTAAAGAGTATAAGGAAATGATATTATGATTGTTGAAAACATTTTTGGCTCACCAGTTGTTAGAGTTAAATGCGAGGATACTTCTTTATGGAGAAACGAAACTCTAAATACCAGTATTGAGATGATGTATAAATCACCAGTTGTTATCAACCGTGTTAGAAATCAAGTTGGTGATTCACATTTTGGCGCTGGTATGACAACTGTTGGTCAACCATATCCTCTAGTAACACTTCCTGGAGTCAAAGGATTAAAAGAATGGGTTCGTCAAACGTTATTAGACGCAAGACCTGCTCTTGGGTATGAGGGTAAAGGTACTGATGTTCATTTTAAAAGAAGTTGGACTAATCGTCTACTGAAAGGTGGTTATGGTTTATGCCACAACCACGTTGGTATTGATAACTACATGGCTATGTCTGGATATACTCCAGAAGATTTTAGACCAGATGTTGTTTCAATATTTTACGCTGATGTGCCTGAGGGTAGTTCTAATCTAGTCTTTATCAAAGATGGTAAAGGTGACACAAGAATTGAAGATTACCCAGAAGATCGTCAGCATTGGTTGCAACCTATCGAGGGTGAACTTGTTATGCATACACCTGAAGTTTGGCATGCAGTTAGTACGCATATGTCTGAACTTCCAAGAAATGTGTTTGTCTTTGATATTGACTTTCAATAAATAGTCAGGTATAATATAAAGAATTGCTGTAATCCCTTCAAAGCGAAGGACTTCTGGACGGGGGTTCGACTCCCCCCATCTCCACCAAAAGCATGTTATAGACTTAATGTTAGCCTCGAAAACTAACAGAGCATGAGTAACCATTCTTGCTACTAAAGGATCGCAACCTGTAGTAATATCCAACGCAAGATATAGTATGCTTTTGATGGGGATGCCATGGTTTCGACAGGGGTAGATAGTAGAGACGGCAGCACGGTAGGCGATGACCGTAAATCAAGCAAATAAAGTAAATGCAAACGACAACGTTTTCGCATTGGCAGCCTAATCGCTGACTAGGGTTTCGGTGGTTTTCCTCGTAACAGAATAAGCCACCATTTTTAAGGATCTATAATATGCTCGGTGTTGTATTAGGTAATGGGCCAAGTAGAAACCATTACGATAGAAGTGGTGACTATGTAATTGGTTGCAACATTCCAAGTGAAGAATTTTCAGTTGACGCAACAGTTATTTGTGATGAAGAGATTGTGTGGATTCTTAAAAATAACTTGACTTTAATTAAGGTTCCAGTTATAATATCAACTAAAGTATTCGAGAAAATGAAAGAGTTACGGATTGAACAATACTTTCATATTCTTGAAGTCTTCCAACCTAAAGACTGGTACAATGCTGCCCATTATGCAGCTGAGTATTTGATACGAATTAGATGTGATAATGAGATTCACCTTTGGGGGTGTGATTCTATTTTTGATAACACAGTTTCCTCTACAACTGGTAAACTGATGCCGCAAACAACGGTTGGAGATGATAGATTCATTAAGAATTGGCGTAGAGTTTGGAATGAGATACATTTGAAATATCCTGATACTCATTTCGTCGCTATGCGATTGCCTAAATAATAATGTTCCGGACTTGATTCGGGGAGTGGCGAAGTAACCACTTTAAAAACTTCATCACACATTACAACACAGGAGGTATTATGTCAAATATGACACCGTTCGAGATTCGCCTTGAACTATTAAAAATGGCGAAAGATATGCTTGTTGAAGAATACTACGGTAAGAAAGAACAGCTACAACAAGACTGGCAAGTTAAGGTAGATAATGCCCGACATAATGGCGCTATCCCACCTGAACACCCAACTATGCCAGCTTATCCAACCGAAGCTGATGTTGTCGCAAAGGCAACTCAATTAAACGGCTTTGTGTCACAAATCCCACATACAACACTAGAAAAGACTAGCAAAAAGTCCACCTGATATGGGATCGAGGTGTGCATCAGCACACCTTTTAACTAATTAAGGAGATAATTATGCATAAAGCAAAATTACTACTGTTATGTTCATTCTTGACTTTAACCTTCCTGCTTGGAATGGGGCAAGCCTATGAGAATAGAACCTTAGATATCGCTTACAGCGATTTAACCAAAGATGCTAGAAAGCAAGTTGATTGTCTAGCAGAAAATATTTACCACGAAGCTGGATATGAGCCAGCTGCAGGTAAACAGGCAGTGGCGTTGGTTACATTGAACCGCACCCAAGATGAACGTTTCCCGCAAAATATATGCGGAGTTGTTAAACAGAAAACACAAGGGACTTGTCAGTTCAGTTGGTTCTGTATGCCTGTTAAGCTACATAAAGATAGTGATGCATTTAGAGAGTCTATGCAAGCTGCTCTCTTCGTGTATGCAAACTATGAGAAGTTAAAAGACATTACACATGGTGCTCTTTACTATCATGCCGACTATGTCAACCCCCGTTGGCGTAACGTCGAAAAGACAACCAAGATTGGTCGTCACATATTTTATAAGGAAAAAGAGAGAAGCCTATGATGAATAAACTGAATTTACAATTAACTGATGGTGGAGATTCCAAACATTCGTTCTTTCTAATGATGGAAGAAATCAGTTTGCAAACTTGTAAGTCTGCCGTTGAGTGGATTCTTGAAGCAAACTTTACCGAAGAACGACCAGAGATGTTGAACTTGATTATCACTTCTCCTGGTGGTGACCTCAACGCTGCTTTTGCTTTGATTGACGTCATGCGTGGCTCAGCTATCCCAGTTCGTACTATCGGCTTGGGGCAAATCGCTTCTGCAGGTCTAATGATTTTCATTGCTGGTGAAAATGGTCAACGTATCTTGACTCCAAACACTTCTATCTTGTCTCACCAATATTCATGGGGTGCCATTGGTAAAGAACATGAATTGTTCGCGACCATTAAAGAGTTTGACTTGACCACTAAGAAGATGATTGCTCACTACAAGAAGTGTACTGGTTTGAGTGAGAAGCAAATTCGTGAAATTCTATTACCACCTCAAGATGTTTGGTTGAGTGGTTTGGAAGCGAAGAAACTAGGTTTATGTGACGATGTAAAGGACTTGAAATGAAAGCAGAATTTATTGCAACAACGGTAGCAGCGACAATCTCGATTATTACAGTCGCTGCAAGCATTACATACTATCACACTCAACGAGACTTTGCAATGAAGTCTAATATTGAGTCTGCAATTGTAAAGGGTATTGATCCAGTTGCAGTTAAGTGCGCATACGGGAAAGGTTCTGACCCAGTGTGTGTTGTCTACGCTGCCAACAAAAAATAACGCTTGACTTTTATCGGAAATTAGGGTATAATTATATTATGAAAACACTACTTGAACTTCAAACCGACCGCCAAAACCTCTACATTGAGAAGATGCAACTTGATAAATTCTTCTCAATGTATCTTGATAAATTTGGTGATAAGATGGATCCTGATAAACCGAATACAAAGATTTGGGCTTTGTATAAGCAAAAGTTTAATGATTATGAGAAACTAACCCAAAAGATTAAACACTTAGATTATTGGATTGCGAAGAATGTTTAAAACATCAAACGAATTCTCATTGCATATTGAAAAAACAGCTAAGGAAAAACGCATCAACCATATGGATGCTGTTCTCGAATATTGTAAAGAGAATTTCCTAGAACCTGAAGATATTGTAAGATATATTAACAAATCCTTAAAAGATAAAATTGAAATGGACTTCCGAGAAGCTAACATGCTTCCGAAGCAAGCACAGTTAGACGTTTGATATGGATGGCTTCAAAGCATACAAATATTACATGGCAGTGAAACTGCATTTTACTTCCAAGAAGTACAATGTATTTGAGACACGTGGTCATGTGAAGGGTACTCGCGATGCATTTAATGCTCGCAATGACCGATACATTTTTGAGAAGCTAGGTCAGAAGTATGATGACCGCGAAATCATCCAATTCTTTGTTTCTAATTTTGCGTATGGTAATGATACAGCGATCTATGGAAATAGTGAAGCTGATGAATTATACTTTGAGTGGCAGAAACGTAAACAAGCCATTACAAAAACCTTCATTGACGATCTTGCGAATATTATGAATATGTGCGATGTTCACAAGTTTAACAAAGATACAATTTTCAAGTCTCAAGATGGTGATTTACCTTTATTGACTTCCATGTTTCTTTCAGGTAAAATAACTATTGAGACAATGAGAATGATCGACGACATTGAACCGTTTGTCGATTCTTGGGAAAACGATCCTATGATTAAGATCGTATTGGGTGACAAGTTACTTCGTATTGAGAAGCTCAAAGGTTTCGTAAAATACGACAGTGACAAAATCACAAAAGTGTTCAATCATTTTAAAGAAGAACTTTCGCAATAATATCATGGGTAAGACATACCATAAGCAGTCTAGTCGTTTTGACGAAGACAAGCCCTCTGGTCGTTCGGGGAAGCATGCAAAACATTCTAATAACCGAAAAGGTGGTGGAATGAGAACGCTAAATAACTATGTTGAGGAAGATTATGATTTCGACGATGACACGTTCGACGAGTACATTGAAGTAGATGATGAAATTTCGATACAACATATCAAGAAACGATAATACATTTTTATACAAAGGAAAATACAATGGATATTCAAGCACTTCGCGCAATGCGTAAAAACGATTTCGGTAGCATTTCTAATGCCTTCGAGAAAATCGCAAACCCTTCTACAGAATCCAAAGGTTATGCAGATGACCGCTTCTGGAAACTGGAAGGCGACAAAGCAGGCAACGGCACTGCAACAATTCGATTCCTACCTCGTGTAGAAGGTGATGAACTCCCATGGGTTCGCGTCTTCAGCCATGGTTTCCAAGGACCAACTGGTAAGTGGTACATCGAAAACTCCCTAACTACTCTCGGTGAACAAGACCCTGTTAGCGAACTCAACACCACTCTGTGGAACTCTGGAGTTGAAGCTAACAAGAAGATTGCGCAAAACCAAAAGCGTCGTCTGTCTTACATCGCCAACGTTCTAGTTGTTTCTGACCCGAAACACCCAGAGAACGAGGGGAAGGTTGTTCTATTCAAGTTTGGTAAGAAGATCTTTGATAAAATCATGGATAAGGCTCGCCCAACTTTTGAAGACGAAAAGCCAGTCAACGTGTTTGACTTCTGGGAAGGTGCTAACTTCAAGCTGCGTATGCGCAAGAAAGACGGCTTCACTAACTATGATGAGTCTGCATTCCAAGAACCTTCTGCTATCGGCGACGACGAGACTATCGTTGAAGTTGCTAACAAGCAATATAAGCTGGCAGAATTCTTAGATCGTAAGAACTTCAAGTCATATGATGAACTGAAGCGTAAGCTGGATGAGGTTCTTTCTGGTAATGGTTTCAACGCCAAGTCTGCAGCTGAAATGGCTGGCAGCGACGACGAACCAGCACCAGTACGTGCTGCACCAGAACCTGCTAAAGCAGCGCCAGCATTCTCTCCAAAGGCAAGCAAATCTGCTCCGATGGAAGATGATGACGACGATGTGATGTCTTACTTCGAGAAAATCGCTAAGGAAGACTAAGCAAAAATAAAAGGGAGCTTAACGCTCCCTTTTTCACATTTACGCAAAGCGTCTAGATAGATATTTGTTATAACTTGACTCACTATTTCTAACAGGTGGTTTAATAACGTTTGTCTGATTACTGTTATTAACTGTTGAAGATGGTGCGATAACAGCAGTGCCACCTTTACCTTGACCATCAACCTTCGCTTGTGTATCAGCGTTAGTCTTAGAAGTGGCATATACTGATCCACCAGCAACTGACATAGCACCACCCGCTGCCACAAAAGCTGTCGCTCTAATCCAAGGGAAATCATTAAGAGCGTCAATCGCACTCTTATCAACCTTAGAGAATCCAACCATAGCCTGACCAATAGAGTCAATACCTTTAGCTGCGCCATTCAAACTATCACCCATATTTGCTAGTTGCTGTAACTGAGCAATTGGGCTATCTTGCCCGATAGTTAGCAGATTACCAATCAAAGTGCCAAGACCAGCTGCAGCTTGGCCAGCGCCAAAGGCAGCCATTGCTGCCGATAGAGCCATTAAACCACCAGCTACGCCAACTAGACCATCAAATCCGATCTTAGATAATCTATCAATACCATCAACGAAGTTATTGAATGAATCAGCAACAACGTTAAAAGCTAAACCTAAACCACCAATTGCTAGAGCCATAATACCCAGAGCGCCAGCACCAATAATAATCTTGTCAGCAAATTTACCAGCAAGAGCAGTAGCAGCTACAACTGCGCCAATAGTGATTAGACCTGTGTTGATTGTATCCCAATCTAGTTGAGAGAATGAATCAAGGGATTGACCGAAACCATATAATACGCCAGCCAATAAACCAACAGCGGCGATACCTTTTAGTGTTTTAGCTGAACCAATGGCAGCGATACCATCAGCGATACCTTGCATGATTCCAGAGAATACACCACCAATTGCTCCACCAATACCTTTACCAAGACCACCAACTCCGCGACCAATTGAACTCATAGCGTCGCCGATTCCAGCAAAAATAGTGCTAGACTTATCTCGACCACCAGAAGCAGATAAACCAGCGTCCTCGGCACCACCAGCAGAAGAAGAACGACGACCAGCCATAATAGCGGTGTTCGCCGCAATAGCAGATAGAAGGTCAGTTTGAGCTTGAATGTTTTTAAGAGTCTCAACTTGATTCTCATGAGCAGCTTGTTGTTCAGCAAGCAAGTCAGTAGTTGATTGAGAAACTTTACCTTGATCTGAAGGTAGTTGGGCTAAACCTGCGCTCTTATAAGAAACGTTGCCGCCCATAGGGTTGGCAGCATCTCTGGCAGATTTACCGTCAACTTGATTTAATTGATTATATGTGTTAAGAGCAGAAGCTCGTTGTTTACCTGCGTCGGAAGCATTGATTTGTTGATCAGTTGCTCCCATTTTCTTTAGACGGGAGATCTTATCTTGCGCACGCAAAGCGTCATCTCTGGCACCACGTTGAGTGACGGCATCAGCTTTTAGTTCTTTAGTGGACTTGGTAGAACCAAGTGCTTTCATACGCTTTACATAATCAAGATCGTCCATCTTATCTCGTGCTCCCTTGAACATCGAGAATGGACCAAGTAACTTCTTCTTAATTGTATTGATGTCGAATGCGTCAGACATCTTACCTTTGAAGTCTTTGAATTTATCTCCAAAGCCCTTCCAATCCTTATTACTCTTCTGAAGTGCTTCTATCTGCTTATTAGCAGACATATTCATCTTCTTCAAATAATCGTTTGATTCTTTTTGGTATGATAATTGCGCCCTGGCAATTTGAATCGCTATCAACTGTACAGAACTTCCGCCATTTCTATCATCTTGGACTTGGCTAGAGCTATCTTGGATTTGTTGGAGTGTTTGAGATTGCTGATCTAAAACAGCAGCCATGCTCTTCAAAGAGACGTTAGCTTTAGCCACGCCTCTTTGTACACCCTTCATCGGTCCTTTTCTTTTTGGCATATGTTACATTCTCTTCTTAGATTCGATACGTTGTTTTTCTTCTTCCAAATATTGGACTAGCATATGTACATAAATCTCACGTTCAAATGGTAACATATCTTCAAGTTCTGCTAACGAATATTTATGATATTGCATAAGAGCAAAATTCATTCGGTAGTAATTACCCAGCGATTCATGACCAAGGCACGTTAGAAAAAATTTGCGAGTCCCTCCAACACTTTACGGTGTTCTTTACCGCAAACTGGGCACTTGTATTCAACTTTAACAGACAACTTTGGCATAGTCTCAAAGAACTTTTGAATCTTTAAGAATTGCTCAGTTGAAAGGTTATTCAAGAAAGTCATCATTTCTTCTTCCGATGTTTCAGAAGAATAGTATACGTCTTCACCATCATAAATCATATCAATAGAATTTGCAACTAACTTGAAAATCTCTTCAACGTTGTCAAAATTCTCGATTTGATTCGCTCCGTCAATTGTTGGGTATTTCATCACAACGCCAACTTTGTTAAATAGAGGAATCTTGTTAGTATGACCTTCTGGTCGAACTACATCAACTTCAGATAGTTGAATTGTGATTTTACTCTTAGCCTTTTCGTTCAATTCTTCACCGTGGTCTGTATCACACATGAAGAACAAATCAACGGTTTCGCCGACAGACTTACCACGGATTTGTAGGAACATATATTCCAAATCAAAGATTGCTAGTTTATCAACATCAATCTTATCCAACAGGCAACCACCCAACACAGTCTTCAAAGTGTCGATCATTACTTTAGAATCTTCAGATTGTTGAGCAATCAAAAGTGCCTTTTCTTCTTTAACGACGAACGGTCTAAATCTAACATTCTTCCCAGTAGAAGGGACAGTAAGATTAAACGTTGGCATCGTATTCATTGGTAAAGCCATAATTATTCTCCTTTATTCATATTGCTAAGCATTTTACTCAATTCAGCAGTGCTACCTGTAAAGATAACATTATTGTTTGTAGTGTTTTTAGTAGATTGTTGAACCTTAGAAGGTTCTTCCAACTTTTTCTTTTGTTGGTGAATATCCATTAGTTGTTGGTTAATATCAGCAAGCTGTTTCATCAAACCACCAACTACTTCAAATGCGCGTGGATGCTCTGACTGTTTAGCGACAGACAGTGAAGTTTCCAGTGCTTCTTTACCCTTTGTTAATAATTCACGAAGGTTATTTCTAGCAATTTCGTAATCGTCTTCGATCTTATCTGAAGTTTCAATTACATTGACCTCCACAGGAATTACTTCCTGGGAAGCCATTGGTTCAATATCAAAAACTTTTGACAAAGACTCATCAGTGTTCATATATAAATCCAAAATTAAAAACGGATAGCTGGGATACGACTTGTTACTTTAGAGAAACCTCTCATCGCATATTGTCCAACGGCACCAGTCATAAAGTTTCCAGCTTCACCTAATCCTTTTAGGTATTTTTGTTGGAACCCTGTAAAGTTATCCATGTACCCTTGGAACCCACCAGCAGTCTTTTCTAACTGAGTGTATGGATCTTGAGCAATCATGGATGCGTACCAATACTTATATTGGAACGTTACATCTAAACGCATAGTGTCATTGTTGTTCTGAGAGTCCAAAGCAATAGCACCAATAGATTTTGGATAAGCGTCATACATGACAACTAGATAAGTGACCTTGTCTTCTAAGTCTTGGATGCGTAGTGTTAATGGTGTGACATAATCATTATACCAACCGACAGTTCTATCCATCGGGTTTACGATATAATCAGACCAAGTGTCGAAGATGTTCTTAACGGTCATGTTACGATCAACGTGGAACGTTAATGTAATTGGCTCGAACATACGATCGTATACTACTTCGCGCGTTTCACCGTATGAGCGGTTAGCTGTTGACGCGAAGTTAATTCCTGGCAGTGTTGCCTTCTCGCAGAATAGAAGCATTCTCTTAGTTTGCTCGGGCATAGCTTTTGGTGGAGAGAAATCAACCGAGAAGCGGTTTGTTCTAGCAATACCTTTAGTTTTTATTTCTGCGATGAAGTCTTTTTGTCTATTTGACACGTTTCATTCCTTTATTCATTTTGTTAACGTACTGACGAGATTTATCCCAAATTCGGTCATCAGGCATTTTAACAAATTGTTCTACTGGTAATAGAACAGCAGTGGTCCAGTCATATGCTCGTATTTCTCTGAACGTAGAACGAAGACCACCGAAACTGTAATTCTTAAACGCTGGTACAGCTGCAGCGAACTTTCTAACACCTTTAATAGCTTCCCATTGAAATTTGATACGGGTAGACTCATCCATTTTAGCATTTGTTTTATATTGCATTAAATGGTATAGAAGGTGCACCCTCATTTGATATGGGAGATAATGAAAGTTGATTCCGCTAAACCCATTGATCGAACGCTTATATAGAAGACTACATGGGAAACGATCGAAGTATGGAATCTGATCCTTATGTAAAGGGTCATAAATAAACATGTACATTTTGCCAGGCATCAACTTTGTTGTTAGTTGAGTTGGGTTGCCTTTTAATACAATCCATGGGGATTGAATCTGTTTCATTAGCAAAATCATTTGCTGTTCATACCAAGCCTTAGATTTTCTAAAAGCTGTTTTTAGATCGTACTTGTTCTTCTCGAAGATATCGAGAGCAGCGATTTGGGCGGCTGTACGAGATTGTTTGATTTGAACTGGCATTACACTATTTAGGTGCTACAAGCCGAGTTCTTTCTCTGTCAGAATTTTAAACTCCCATCCACGGTCTTTAGCATAATCCGTGGCAGCTTTCCATTTGGCTTGGTTTTTAATAAAAGTGTAGGATTCCGCAAGGTATCTTTTAGTACGACGACCTGGAAAATTCGGGGGAGCTGTCTGTTTTAGGGGTTTGATTTCGATTAAATAGGTTCTTGTTGAACCGTCGCGTTGTTGAACGCGAATCTTAAAATCTATGAAATAACGATGTAGCTTATTATCGGTTGGACACACATATGGGATTACGGTTTCCTCTGAGCTCCAACGCACAATTTGAGGGTTTGAATCACACCATTTAGCGAACTTTCTCTCCCAAGAAGAACGGCATATAATGTTCGATACATCGCCTGAATACTTTTCTGGGTGTATTGGAACATATCTTGATTTATGGAACATAAATATATAATCAAATAAAAAATATTTAGGAAGCCTGTATGGGAATTCTCGATTACTTGAAACAGACTGGTAACAACGCTTTAAATTACGCTGGCCAGAAAGTTGATAATGTAACAAAAATGGTATCTGGCGCCACCGTTGAAGGTGCCAAGAATGGAGCACTCGACGTTGCTTCTAGAGCCATCATGCCTAATAAGCAGGATTGGATTGGAACTACCGCCAAAACGTTTGATGTAAACAAATACAATGTGGATCAATTATCGTATCCATCAGATCTACTAACACCCCAATATGGTGGCAATTATGCTATCTTCTATATAAACATCTCAGACGCTTCTCGTTTAACTCTAACCGAAGAAACGGTTGAGCTTGATGCAACAACTGAATCTAGAATGAGAGGTTCTTTGGTTGCTAATGCTAAAAAGCTAACTAACATTATTGATGGCGGGATGAAGGAAGCGAATAAGGTTCTACCTGACGCTGCCAAGATTGATATCCAAGCTGTTAAAAACGCTGTCCCATTTAACGGAAGAAGCCAACGCCGTTTGAAGACAGCGATCGCCATGCACATACCTAACCAATTATCTGTTAGATATGCAACGATGTGGGGTGAAATGGACAACACAGCTAATGCCCAAGCATTAATGGCTGCTGGTTCTAGTGGCGTTAATGCTGTTGCTGAAGCCTTGAATGGTAATGCGTCAGCGGCTAAAAAGAATCTTTCTGATGCTCTTGGTACTGGTACTGAGGCAGCAGTGGCTAATAAGTTTCTTGGACCAGGTGCTAAGAATGCTGGTATCGTTTCAGCAGTAACTGGTACAGCAGCTAACCCAAAGAAAGAACAAACATTCCAAGGCGTCGACTTCCGCAAGTTTACTTTTGAATATCAGTTCTATCCAAGAGATGAAGCCGAAGCGCAAAACGTTCTACGAATCATCCACCAATTCAAGCTACATATGCACCCAGAGTTTAAGAGCGAACTAAACTATGTGTGGATTTATCCTTCTGAATTTGACATTATTTATTACACAGGTGGTGTAGAGAATTTGAATATTCATAAGCACACTTCTTGTATTTTAGAAAATATGAGCGTAAACTATACACCTAATGGTAACTTCTCTGTTTTTGCCAATGGTATGCCAACTCAAATCAATATCTCTTTAGACTTTAAAGAACTACAACTTGCTTCTAAAGAAACAATTGGTCTTACTCCTGGAGGTCTATAATGTATTTCAAGGGATTCCCTCAGTTCTTATATGACTTCAATTACGGGAATAGAATCAAAACAAGTATTGTAAAAGATATTACCCGTAATATCCGTGTACGAAAAGAGATTCTTTCTAACGTAACTCTATATGATGAATATGATATTGTTGATGGTGAAACTCCAGAAATCATTTCTGAGAAGTTTTATGGCACTCCAGAATACCATTGGGTTGTTATGTTGTGTAACGGGAAGTATGATTATCGCAATGATTTCCCTATGCCTGAAGCTGTATTAACTAAACATATTGCTACTGTATATAACCCAACACTCTATTCAAGTGACTGGTATTGGAATACTAATGCAAATGGCGAAGTGTTTATGTATATTAGAATAACGAGCACGGATGTTCCATTTGAACTTGCATATCTTCCAGCGCCAGTCCTAATTACAATCGAGGATGATGATAAATCGTTTGTAAAGGTTATTAACTCTGGTACAGATTTTATTGGGTTAGATGAAGCAACACAATATTTCTATTTCCCAATCCCAGAGCATACAGACCCTTGGTTAATTGCTCATGGTAAAGAAGGTTCGACTGCCGATGCTGGGGTTGGTAATTATACTCTAACTATTAACACTGAAGGTAGAGAATATAACCCAGTATATTTTATCAATACTAATGGCTATGTTGTTAACCCATCAACTAATGCGATTCCTGTTAACGGAGACGTTCAACATAGATATGAGAATGACCAGAAGCGAAGAATTAAACTAATTTCTCCAACTCTTCTAGAAACTATTCTTAGAAATTACCAAGACGAATTATAATGCCTCAAACCATTAATGCAGCTAATACATTAAGATACGCTGGCGATGTTAGCATCGAGAAGGTTGAGATCATCACACCTAAAGGTATCTATCAAAACGTAAGAAACCAAGTAATTCAACTTCGTATTTTTGAAGATATATTTTCACCGTTCATTACAGGGTCAGTTGTTCTTAAAGAATCGTTTGACTTACAAAGTTTGTTGCCACTGATCGGTGAAGAATATCTTGAGATTAAGGTATCAACTCCAACATTGGATAAACCAATCAGCGGGTTGTTTCATATCTATAAGATGAATGACAAGATTAACGTTGGAGATAGATCTATTGGTTATGAATTAAATTTCATTTCAGCTGAAGCGTTAATTGATTCTAACAAAAGAATCAGTAAAGTTTTCTCTGGTAAAATCTCAGACGTTGTTAGCTCATTTGTTAAAGATAAAATTGACGGTCTAGAAAGCACTAAGAAATTCAATATCGAAAACACTAGAAACACTATTAAGT